TACAAATCCTAATACCACAAAGTCTATTGTTCCTTGCCTTGTTTTAGCACCACTTCCTAATTCTTGATCTTCTCTATTTTCTTCTGAAGTTTGTACTATTACTGCTGGATATTGCTGTTGTGATAATTCTTCCAATTCAAAAGGCTGTCTAGTACATAGTTTGACATCAGGAGAACTAATGGCATCAATTACTGTTTGTATATTACTCGCTATGTTTTCTCTTACACTCATATTCTCATCGCATTAAGTTGTTTTATCATAAATTTATTAAATCCCCTTTGTATAATGGATTCTGTTCTTTGATTAAAGCCAAAAAATTCTCTTTTTGGTTCATTTAATACTTGGTTAAAAAATGCTTTATCTATATTTGATTTTCTAGTAAATGCTAATGTAGCTTTATTTCTCCCTGTTTTTTTAACCATAGATGGAGTTAAAGCACCCAACATATCTCCTGAATACCAAAGATCAACTACTGTGGGTTTTCCCTCTTTTTGTAATTGTTTTAAATATCCCTCAGAGTAAGGTGCAAATGGAGAATCTTGATAATCAATTCCTTTTTTTGTTTTAGTTCTGATTATATCTACTAATTGAAATCCAGCTTGTTGAATCCCTTTATCAATTAGTCTTGGGAGTTTTTTCTCCAATCTTTTATATTTTTTTTGGAGTTGTTTGGCATTTGTTTTGATATTTGCTTTAAGCATTACCTATTTAATCTTCGTAAGCCATGCAAAGGTTCTCTTTCACTTACAGCAATAGTTCCACCAGCATCGCTATCATATTCAACACCATCTTCTAAAATAGTTTGCATTTCTTTATTATATTGTGAAGTATAAAACTCAATCATTCTTTCAAATCTATCTTTATCTGCTTCAGGTCTAAATTTAGTTAATGCTGGTAAGAAAAATCTTGACAAGAATAAAAATGCACCAGCCCTTTTAAACTGATCTAAATTAACTTTTGTATTAGACATTTCTACTGTGTTTAAAACTGTTATGTCGGTATAAACATTGGTCTTATATACGGGCCACCATCTTGTTCTTAATTCTCTTAAAATATCATTAGTAGTTTGTGTAATAAAAAATGCTACTTCAGAAGTGCCTGACGCAATACCAAAATCGTATATATCTGCTTGATAGTTAGATACATCGCCAGCATTTATTACATCTGCTCCTGTAAAATTAGTAGCCATATTACTTTATCCAAGTTATAACGATCACAATAGCAATAATAATTCCAGCAGTTACTTTAGGATTATCTTTTGCTAATTTAATATATTGTTTTAATTTTTCCATTATTTTTTTCCTTTTTTTTTTTTAGGTTTTAATTTTACAATATTTTCATTATTGCTTTTAGTTTCTTTTACCTGATCTGAAACTAATTTAAAACCCCTCATCGCAAAGTGTTTTACATTAGCTTCATATTGTTCTTTTGATCTGGTAATAATTTTTTTTCCGTTTGTTAATTTTATATCCATAATATCTCCTTTTATATCCTATGGCGGATTTCTCCGCCATAGAAAAGTAGTTATTAGTTGATTACTGATTCTCCAAGTATTTCTACACCATAAGAGTCATGTAATTCGCCAGCACCATAAACTGCTGTTGCTACGATTTCATCTGCTCTTAAAGACGCATCTCTTTGAGTTTCAATTTTCAAGTCTTGCATTATAGCTAGACCTAAAGCATCTTTGTGAAATATTCCACCTTTACAGTTGTCTGTGTCTGTAGTTCCATCAACATTTGAAGTTTCAAACATTTGAACTCCAGCGATGTTACCAACATATCCTGTTCTTAATGCTTCGTTAGTTAAGTCATTAGGATTAGGATTAACAAAAGTATTAGTTAAGTTTTTCTTCACATTGTACGCAACCTTTGGATTAAGCACACCAGCATAAGGTGCTGGTACTGCCGCTTGTCTTAAAGTTGCCGCCGCTTCGAATAGTTTAGCGACAGTTACTTCTGCTCCAGCACTACCGACAGATGTTGAAAATCCATCAAATAATGCAGTAAGGTCTGTGTCTATTTTTTTTGCAATCGCTTCTCCAAACAATTTTCCAATATCAGCCGAAACATTTCTAGGAGAGGCATTTCTACCTAAATCCGTTAATGTTGTCATGATTCCAATTTCACTTGCTGTAATAGTTACAGAACTTGGATTGATTGCTGTGTTAGATAAATCAGTTGCTTCATTTACTGCCGCGGCACTTACCACTGCATAGATTGGAACTTCAACTGACTTTCCGCCACCTGTTATAGCATAGTTTTTTACAAGTGGTCTCATTACTGATCTTTCACTCGCTACAAACAATGCTTCTGCCACTATCTCTGTATATAGTTCCGATAGTGTAGAACTTGTGCTTTCGTTTGCCATTGTTATTTTCCTTTATTATTTATTTGTTAAATTAATCTGAGTAGGTTTTGAATCTCGTTCTTTGCGATACTCTGCATATTTAGCACGATCTTCTGGCTTACTCAAATCTAAATCACTGATTTTGAAAGGTTTGACAGTTTTTCCCTCGATACTACTCTGGCTCCCTGTGCCTGACTTTGACCCTTGCGAGAAATGTGGGTTAGCATCTAAAAACTCTTTTACTCTTTGTTCAATTGTAAGTAGTTCTCCTTTTTCGTTATACCTAATATTAGAATTATTATCAAGTATTTCTATTCGATTATCGTCATTTAGTTTTATATCTTTTTTTAACAAATCAACAACTTGTTGTGGATTAATAGCATTCATTTTAGAGGCAACAGATAAAACTGAATTATCAATTCTTTCTTTTTTAATTGCTTGTTTGTAATTAAGAATTTCAGTATCTTTTTCAGCTATTCTTTCTCTCATAAGTTTTTCAAGTTCTGATTTTGATTTAGCTTCTTGAACTTGTTTAGCTTTTAAAGCTTCTTCTTCTTGCTTTTTAACTTCATCTATTTGTCTTTGATGTTTTGATTTTTCGGCTTCTAATCTTTGTTTGACTATTCTATCAACATCTTCTTGATTAAAAGTTGTACTTGGTTTTGGTTCGTCAGTTTTAGTTTCTTTAACTTCAGCTACCTGAACATCATTTTGCGGTTGATTAACCTGTTTGTCATCTGACATTTTTTCTCCTATTTGTTAATATCCCTTTGATTTATCATTACTTTTTAATTAAAGCAAATTTTAGATGTCTGTATCTTCAGGTAAATCTACACCAATAATTTTTTTATTATCATAAATAGCATTAATAATATCATCTAATATTTCATTTGGGTCTCTCTTAAATTGTTCAGGTACTTCTTCTTGAAATACTATTTCATAAAGATTATGAAAATCTGCACTTGTTTCACATTCTGCTAGTCTTGATAATCTTTGTTCTTCTGTTAATTGCATATTTCTCCTATTTTGCTAGTTTTGCTAGTTCTGCTAATCTTTTTTCAAACTCTACAACTGTGTTAGGTATGTATTTTTTTGCTAAATTGTAGGCTTTTTCATTATGTCTTATTGAAAATAAATTAGCAAAAATCTCCTTTTCTACAGCACCATTTCTTTCCCAATAACTAATCGTGTGACCCCACATATCTAAATCTTTTCTAAATCTTCCTCTAGCAAGTGCATCAATAATATCACTAACCTCTCCAAATCCATCTCCTTTAAGTACACTTTCAGGTCTTGATGCTATTTTTGTTCCTTTTCTAAATACATCAACTTGTACTGTTTCTGCTAAATCTGATTTTATTGTTAAAAGGTCATCTTTCTCAATGACATAATATCCATCAGGGTCTTTACCTGTCAAATCTTTAAAATTTTTTCCTTTAAATCTTCTCCTATCTTTTTTAATTGCATTGACAAATGCTATATTATTATTTGACCAAGCGAATCCTAATTCATCAAAAGTTTCATAATCTATATGATGGCCGTATTCGTGTGAAATTACAAAACTTCTTACACCTTTTGTTGATGTTGTTGCACCTTTACTATATTTAATTTTATCAATAGCATTAAGTTCAGCACTTAATTCTTTAATAGAATCTTTGTACTTTCCTTTCTTAACATTTTTAATTTTATCTGGTTTTCCAAATTTATTGACAATAATTTTTTGTTGATCTGTAAGCTGTGCATTAAAATCATTTTCATAAGCTTTTCTTACTTTATCACTTCCTCTTTTCAATAATGAACCAATAGCAACATTTGGTACTTTTGATTTTTTCTCTTGTTTAATTGTTTCTTTAGCTGGTTTTAATACTTCTGTTTCATCTCCATCTTCTTCATACCAATCAGGATTAACATAACTAAATTGATGTCTGCAATTATAACCACCTCTATTAACCATTGGAGTTCCTGATCTCTTACCACTCCAATCATTGTCATTCCATATTCTAGTTATATCATCAATAGTGTAAATACCTTTACCACTTCTATCATAAACTCCATTAATCATGTTTCTACAATGCGATCTGGTTGTGGGTATTATATCTCCATAGTATTTGACATGAGTAAGTCCAGCATCATTAGCTTTATTAAAATTTAATGTTGCATCAAAATCTCTTAATGAATCGTTAAGTATTTGACCAGCGTATCGTTTCATGTTCTCGCCTATTCTGGTTCTTGCATATTTACTTTGTAATTGTTTGATTGCTATATCAACTCTGCCTTTTAATGCTGGATTATCTCTATTTCTTTTTACATAATTTACTAATCTTTTTACTGCTGGGTCTTTAGCGTTTGCATAGATTCCATTAATAGATTCTCTTAGTTCTTTTTCTAATACTGTAAATTCAGTTCCAACTAATGTGTTTTGATAAACTTTATCTGATAATATTCTTGTGAAATTGTTTGATACATCTTTAAACTGTGTGTAATATTGTTGCTTTAAATTTTTAACTAATGCCAAATCTCCCTTAGTTAATTCTTGAAATTCTTTTGGTATAATACCTATTGTTTTAAATTGTCTTTCAATTCTTTTAGCTTGTTCTCCAAAACCTTTTCTAACAACTTTATCTGCAAAGGGTAAATATTCTTTATCAAGTATTGCTTTTATCTTTGGTCTTATTGCTACTGCACCTTGTAATTCAATAAGCTTACCAGCATCTCTT